AGGAAAACTATAGCTAATGCCTGTTTACCAGTACGAGGACACCAGAAATGGGAAAGTTGTCGAACTGGAAAAGGCTGTGGCCGAAAGGGATTCTGTCCCTCGTTACCTTAAACGATTCACCGTCCCTCAAAGATTGAGCCTAGTGGGGGTTGGCGAACCCCTCGACAACCCGCTGGGAGTCAATCAAACAAACTTAATGAAGGGGTACTATCGCCAGGAACAAAAGCTTGGCAGTAGGTTCAAAAGTAAGTACACGCCAGATAGTATCAAACGTGTTGCTTTAAGGAGAAAATAATATGTCAAATGAGTTATTTCGCAGCCCGATCAAGGCTAAGAATAAGACTGTAAGAATCGTGAGCACGCCCTTCGAGAACGTAATTGAGTTTACGGCAAGCTCCAGCGGTGGCACTGTTAACACAGTTGCAACAGCCCCTGCGTCCTTGAACGTGACTCTTAACGGCACGAGCTACCGCATCGCGCTACATAGCTAATGTCTCGCGCATTAGATAAATTCCAGGCTCAATACGGATTCTCCGTAGGGACGCAAGGAACAGCCCCTGCTGGCTATTGGGCCATTCAGATGCTCTCAGATACCACGTTTAGCGCAATTAGCGGAAGATATGATGGTACGCTAACTGGCATTACGATTGGTGCTGGGAACATTATTTACGGTGAGTTTAACAGCTACACGGCTGGAACTGGCACTGTAATTGGTTATATAGCTGGTTAATGATTCAAGTAATCATACCGCCACGGTTCAATCCCTGGCGGTTGATTGCATTTTAATTATATGCCACAAAACGCATTAGTGCTGTCTCCGAATAACTCGAAAGCAGCAGTTTATGACAGAGATGCCATAAACTACTTCTCAAGAGCAGGCGTGACAGATGCAACTGCAAAGTCTCAAATCAATGCGTTTGTTAAGGGCATTAAGAATCTTGGTCTTTACAATAATATGGCCTGCTGGCCTCTACGCTCCACTCAAAACGCTGGAACTGGAACGACTGCGTACAGCTTGGGTGGGCTTGGGACTTACAATGGGACTTTAGTAAATAGCCCAAGCTGGGGAACGAATGGTATTATTTTTAATGCAACAAATAAACTAATATCTGTATCAAACTCTTTAGGAAATACAATTAGGTCTGGATTTTGTTGTAAATTAAGCCCAAGCAATTCCTTTAACCAAGTGCTTATAGAGTTTACTAGCGGACTCGTTAGTGGATCATATTTTATATTAAGATTTAACGGCCAAACTGGGTTCGGTGTTGCTGGGCCAGTTTTAACATTAACAAGAAATCTGATAAACTCTCAAAACGGATCTGATAGTCGATCAATAAATTTAACCTCATTTGAGTGTTTTTCTGGATCATTTGGCGCATCAAACGACAGGGTTTGTATAAATGGTGCAACAGCAATAAGCGGAAATAGGACTGGACTTGATACATATAATCCAACTGGAACAATTACAGTGAATCAGCTTTATGGTAATTCAACAAACATGACAGGCGCATTTAACGCTATTTTTTCCGTGGAAATAACCGAAAGCCAGCATTCATCTTTTTACACCCTCTACAAAACCACCCTCGGTCAAGGGCTAGGATTGCCGTAAAACCAGCATCTTGTAAACCCCACCTAGCGTGTTAAACTAAAAAGGACAAATATATGGGCCGCCAATGGAACACGATTATTGAGAGTTTAGGACCGCTTTCTGGCGGAACTGGCTTATCGATTAACGCCAACCTAACCGAGTTAGAGGCGTTGGTTACAACGCTCCAGGCTGACGTTGCCGATGGTGTGCGCATCCCCAATGCCACAACTGGCGGAACTGGCCCTACCGACTTCACCTCCACCAGCTACGGCACGATTGCAACGGCAAGCACTGGCAGGCTGGGATGCACAATCTTCAATTCTGGCCCAGGCAACCTCCACGTTATGCTAGGCACAGCCACAGCAAGCACAACAGCTTTCACAGTAAGGCTAAGTGCTGGAGACTACTATGAAGTCCCTTTTAACTACACTGGATTGATTGGTGGCATCTTCGCCACCGCTGGCACCGCCCGCGTGACGGAAGTCAGCTAGGAGTAGGCGATGCCTCTTACAAAAGCTAAAACATTCACGCCTACTTTAGCGTTAAATAAATATGAGGCAGGTCATTATTACACACTACCAATCATAGGAACAACTACTGGAAATGCTAATGTTGGAAATCTTGTTGCCTATCCAATTTATTTCCCAACTATCAACATAGACAGAATTGGGTGTATAGTTACTTCTGCTGGTGGGGCTGGGTCTTTGGGGCGTTTAGGAATTTATTATCCTTCCCTTACGGCTTGCTATCCTGGGCAACTACTTTTAGACGCTGGCACAGTTTCGGTTTCTGCAACTGGGAATCGAGAGATAACAATTTCGCAATCACTTACAGAGGGATTTTATTGGTTGGCATATTTGGCGGATACTGTTGTTGGGTCTGCCCCAGTTGTACGCCAACATTCATCATACATAAATTCAAATGCTCCGATAACCTCTGCAAATACAAATTTTCAAACTGGTTCTTTTTTTAGAATTGGCTCGCAGTCTGCTGGAAGCTTGCCAAACCCATTTCCCGCTGGTGCTACCGATGTAGCGGCTGGTGGTGGGTGTCATATTATTTACACCAGAATAGCCTAATGCCCCTCCTCCTCCTCGCCCTCTTGCTCTGCTCCTGCTCGCCAAAGCCAGTGGATAACAATGCTATGCCCCACACAAAATATCCCAACGTACCAACCATGGGAGCAGCCGCGGACGCTGGTAATGTCAAATGAAGCGCATCGCCATGTGGCTGACCAATTTGAGTTTGCGTTTCTTAATGACGGGGCAGGAATACGCCTGTTTCAAGGAGGCGTTAAAGTTTGCCGTGGAGAACAACAACATGGTCAAGGAGACCAAGTACATTGGAAAGGTAAAGCATCTCCTCTCTGTAAACAGAAGCATCAAGCGGATTGTCGAGGAAGGTCGGGATCGGGACGAGGTTGTGGATGCCGTTGTCCATCTTGCGGTTTCACTAAGATACTTGGAGGGTAAGGGTCGTGAGTCTTGATGAAGTTGCTGATCTTAGGGACAAGGTTGCCAACGTATCAGAGCGACTTGCCAGGATGGAAGAACGCCAGATGACGCTGATCTCAATGATAGAAAGGTCACTTGCTTTTCACGGAGATGTTGCTAATAGATTAGGTGCGCTAGAACACCTTCGGACCAAGGTTCTGGCTGTAGCTGGGCTGATAGGGCTTGCTTGCTCAATGGCCTGGGATGTCCTTAAAAACCGCCTTTCTAACTAGGAGACTAAATGCCCACACTTGGAACACAGACCATTAGTAGTAGCTTTGCACAGCTTCTAAAGACCTTCACAACTGGTGGGCTTAGTGGCTCTTTGCAGGTCGTTACCGATGGAGACGACACCTCTTCCGCGCTATCTCTCTCTACTACTGGCGTAAGTAGCACTGGATCTTTCTCGGTTACTGGAGACTCAATCCTTACTGGTGATGTTACTTTTGGGTCAAGCCTTACAGCGTCAACTGGTACGGCTACGATTGGTACGCTGTTCGCATCTGGCCCAGCGACCTTTGGAACAAACATTACCGCCTCTACTGGTACGGCAACTATTGGCACGCTATCAGCTGGTACGGCTACAATTTCTACAGCCACAATTAGCACTGCCACAATCCCCAACATCCTTGGCGTTTCAACCTTCGCAACTGGCTTTACTTCGTCTACTGGCACGAACACGCTAGGCACAATTGCCTCTACAACGATCAACAATAGCGGGCTTACCACAGTTGGATCTCTTGAGATTGGAGGGTTGGCTGGACCTATTATTACAAAGTTATCTTACGGAACGGCAGCGTTTACGGCTGCCACTGTTGCTGCTTATAATTCAGCGGGAACAACAAACGGAACATTCGCTTTAACTGGTAGCCAGCTTGGAGATATTGTTGTCGGATCTCTTGATTCGCTTGGAACAGTCGGTGGTTCTACTGGACTTATTATTGGATTCCATCCGATAGCAAGCAATGTCGTTAGATACTCAATAACAAATCCAACAACGACTAACGGAACAGTCCCAGCGGGAACAATTTTCGCAACTGCAATAAGGATTACAGCTTAATATGGCAAACATAATCAATCGTCAGCAGACCTTCTCTACCAACGGTACGGTTACTGCGGCTGGCCTGCATAACCTAATTGATACTGCGCTTGTCAATTCTGCGATCATCAAGAACCAGCAGGAGATCACAACCATTGGTACGGCTGATCTGCTACTCATCGCTCCAGACAGCGTTGACGCATCCCTAGCCCCACGCAAGGTAACAGTTCAAAATCTTTTTGATGATGGACTTACTTCTGGAACTTTTACAACTCTTAATCTTACTGGAGCGTTGACTTACGGAACGGCCACTGGCAATCGCACAGTTAGCACCAGTGCGACAATTACTACTGGCACGATTCCTAGCCTTACCGCAGGCACAACCACATCGACAGCGGCTACCATCACGAATGGAACAATAACAACTGGCCTAATTCCAACCCTTACGGCTGGAACTACAACTGGCACAGCAGGCATCTTTACGTCTGGAACAGTTACCACGCTTAACAGCACAACTGGAACTATTGGCACACTAAACAGCACTACTGGAACAATTACAAATCTTTCCACAACGCTTGCTGGAGATTTTACGATTAGCCAAGGTACAGCCACTCTTGCTACAAGCGGAGCAACCGCTGGAACTTATGGAAGCGTAACAGCAATTCCATTCATAACTGTAGATGCAAAGGGAAGAATTACCTCAGCAACAACTGGAACTTTTTCATCGACTCCAGCGGATGGTTCAATTACTCCAGCTAAATTATCGCAACCACTTACAAGAGGAACTTCTGTTGCATCAACCAGCGGAACAGCGATTGATTTTACTGGTATTCCGAGTTGGGCAAAAAGAATTACTGTCATGTTTGGACAGGTAAGCACAAACGGAGCGAGTCCATTGCTGATTCAAATAGGAACTTCGGGTGGCATTCAAAACACTGGTTATAGCGGACTCTCAGGGGTTACGGCAACATCTGGAGGTAATGCTTATACAGGAGTTGTGTCTGGCATACCAATTGGGTTCTCAACCATGAGTGCGGCAACTGAATATAGTGGTAGTTTGCAAATTACAAATTTAAGTGCAAACATTTGGACATTTAATGGCAGTTTGGCGGCCCTTTCTATACTTTATTTAGTTACTTCTGCTGGAGTAAAAGATTTGGGCGCAACACTTGACAGAGTTCGAATCACAACAGTCAGCGGAAGTGAAGTTTTTGACGCTGGCTCTATCAACATTATATACGAGGGATAATTCATGATAGGAAGAATTGAATATAACTGCACAACTGGTGAGTTGAAATACTTTGACGAAAACGAAGTTGAGATTGATCCTAATTCAATTTCTGCGAGTTCAAGCGAAGGATAAATGACCCTAACTGAAATCGCTCAGTACGCTGGCGAGAAGGTTGGCAAGACCGACTCGGATACGCTTACCTTTTTGCAGAAAGCGGCAAGCCTAGCCTATCGGCGAGTGTGGGACTTTGCCCCTTGGCGTGAAACTGTAACCAACTCTACCTATTCAGTTGGTACGAATCGCTTAATCACGCTTGGTAGCAATGTAGAGACACCTCTCTCGGTGGCCTACAATGATGCAGAAGTTGACCCGATTGACTTAGCCACAATCATCAGCCAAGACCCAGGCCTGCTTGACGATGGACGCACTGGCGATCCAGACACCTATCATTTTACTGGCCGTAACAGCAGTGGCGTTGCAGAACTAAACCTTTACCCAAGGCTTGCCACATCTGGCACAATCCCATTGCGTGTTGTGGAGAAGCTGAAATGCCTTACCCGCACCAATGTTATCGTTGACTTCCCCCCATCCCAAGCCGCGCTAGATGACGAGCTTCGCCTACCCCACGTTCATCACTTGGTTCTGGCGTTGACCCATTCTGATGCCCTTGAGCGTGAACGGCAGTATGCCAAGGCGCAGGCCATCACGCAGACTGCCAACTCCGACCTTGCAGCTATGGCTAACTACGAGTTGAGCCAGGTTGGCGGAATCAAGCAGATCACTCCGCAAAGTTTAGGCGAGTTAACCATAGAAGAAATGTTCTCGGCGTAAAGGAGGCTTATGCCTTATTACAGCGACAATTTGGACGATGTTCTGTCCTTTGACGGAATACGCAATTTTACTGGCGGTCAAGCCAGCGGTCTACAATCCGACCTACTAGCCGAGAACCAAGTACAAGAGTTGTACAATATGACCCTTTCGCCAAAGGGTAATCTTGAGACTCGCGTTGGCGCGACAAGCTTCGCAACTGGTGCAACCAGCGGGTTAGCCTCTGTCGGCGGGATGCGCTACTACGAGACATCCGCATACCAGCAATTGCTTACTGTTACTGGTGGTAAATTTTACAGCATTGAATCAAGCGGAAGCGCAACTCCTCATATTGGATACCAAGAATGGGCCAATACAAACATAACTTGGACAGCAGAGCAGGTTCAATGGCGAGATGGCTACAGCGTTGCGGAAGACATTGAGGTATCTTTTGCTCAGTTTGTTGACAAGATGTACCTATCCGATTCGGATAGCGATTTACACTTTTGGGATGGAACTGCGGTTGAAAGGCAGGGTGGCAAGGTTAGGGCAATCACAGTAACAACTGGCGGCACTGGATATACCAGCGCAACAGCAATTATTACTGGTCCAACGCTTGGCGGGACGATGCCAGAACTGATTACCCTAGTAGCTGGAGGTGCTGTTACTGGCGTTACGGTTGTTAGTGGTGGGTCTGGCTATATTACTGCCCCAACCGTTACAATCATTGGTGATGGCTCTGGTGCTACTGCTACAGCAACAGTCAGCGCGCCTCCAGCGGGTATTAGGATTTTGGTCAACGCTGAAAACAGATTATTCGGCGTTGGCTCTGGTGCAAACAGAAACACGCTTTACGCCTCCGACATTCTTGATCCTTCAGTGTGGGCATCGACCAACAGCATTGTTGTCAACGGCGATGACGGCGATCAGATTACGGCAGTTGTGCCTTACTACAAGAATAGGCTGATCGTATTCAAGAAGCGCAGAGTGTTCCAGGTTGACATTCCAAGCGATGCTACCTCTGGTGCGGATTGGATTGTTTCAATCATTTCAAACAATACTGGATGCGTGGCAACTGGCACTGCGGTGCAAGTAAGCAGCGACATTCTGTTCTTGTCCGATAACGGCATCAGATCGCTGGTTCGCTCTGTTGCTGACGATTTTAGTTCGGTTGGCATACCAGTTTCAGAGATAGTCAAGGATGTGATCCAGAGCATCAATACGGATTCTATTAGGGTGGCTACGGCAATCTTCTACGATAACCGCTACTTCCTTGCCATACCTACTGGATCAAACGATTACAACGATACGCTCTTGGTTTACAATACGGCTCTTGGCGCATTCGAGGGAACTTGGAGTCCGCAGGTTATGCAGTTTACGCTTACGAACTTTAATCAAGAAGGCTCTAGGGCGATGTTTAAGAAGACCAATGGTATTATCGAGAAGTATGCTGGCTACAAGTCTCCCGCTGGCACTACGTCCGCAGATTATCAAGACGCTGGAACTGACTACGAATCTTATGTCCGCACCAAGGACTTTAATTTTGGAGATCCATTCTCTCTGAAATACGGAAGCTATTTTGAGGTTATCTTTGACAATTCGTTTTCAAATGATGCTACTGTAGCAATCCAGCGAGATACTGACGTTGGCGATATTGACGTTGCATCCAACATCAATATTGCAAGTTCAGTTCTCACACTCCCATTCGTGCTTCCAGCCGTCCTTCCGACATCAGTTAAGAAGAAGCTTGCAGGCGATCTTAGGGCATACGAAAAGTGGCGTTTACTCAACATTAAGATTTCCACACCAGCAAACAAGATGGCTATTCGCCAGGTAACGGCAGCAGCAAATCCAGACACAATCCAGATACAGCAAACAATATGACGGCTGTTGAGTACATTGAGCAAAGCGGTGTTCCAGAGGCTATGTGGCCTAACCTAGCTGAATGGTTTGGCTGGTTTGAGAAGCAGGGTATGGTTGGCGTAGTCGAGGATAAGGATGGGATTGCAGGCGTGGCTTTGGCTAGATGTATAAAGGATGGGCAAGAGCCTAATCATTATGTGCATAGCGAAGATGGCGAGAATGTGTTTGTTGATTTGACTATCTCCTCAAAAGGTGCTAAATCCTTGAGATGCTTGCTGTTGCTCCTTTGGGAGCGTTTTGGTCCTCGCAAGCGGATCACCTTTAATCGTTCTGGTAAACCAAGGAGTTATTGTTATATGACATTTATGCGAAAGGCTAGAGTTTAACATGGGTGGAGGACCTTCAATTCCTGCACCTCCGCCCCCGCCCGATCCAGCAGCGGTAGCGCAGGCCAATGCAGAAGCGTACAAGAAGAATATTGAGACTTATATCGAGAAAGCCCCAGCGATGGCAGAGCTTGAGAATAAGCTTCGTCTGCAATATATGCCAGCCCAGCGTGGCCTAGAACGCCAGCTATCAGCCTTAGACCAGCAGGCAGGCGTGCAGGCTGGGATGCAGCTAGAACGCCAATACGGTCCACAGCGCACCCTAGAATCGCTCCGCAGGCAGTACGAGACTAGCCCACAGGCGTATGCCTTGAATCGCGGATTAGGCGATCAGATGACCCGCCAGTTTGAGCGTCTTTATGGCACATCGCCCTATAGCTCAGTTGAACAGAATGTAGCGTTCAACCGCCAGCCAGGACCAGTTGATTTCTATGGTACGATTGGCACGAATATTGGCAATCCAGATTTAACTGTTGGGACTAAATAAAATGGCGAAATCTCTTGGAAATTCTGCGGAACAATTGGCATCTAGGTATCCAGCGAGATACAAGGTTAATGAGGACGGAACAATTTCTACCTATCCGTCACCACGACCAGGAACAAATGATGTGCGCTTTTACAATGAAAACGCTGGTGGATTTCCATATACGAACATAGTTGAAGCCCAAAATCAAGTTTCTAAGGTGCAACAACAAAATCTTAAGAACCTACAAGACACCTACGAAAAGCGTCTTGCCGATGTCACGAGCCAAGAAACCACTCGCAATTCTTTGGCCTCTCAAATCCAAGCATTGACTGCTGGTGGAGGTGGAATGCAAAATCCTAACGCTGGTCCAGAGTTCAACCAAGCCCTATCCCAACTTTCCGCTGGGCGTAACTATGGATCGTCTGATCTTGGTTCAATGCTTAACTTCCAAGTCTCCGACCAGAACATAGTTGACGATTACAACAACACAAAGCTATCCCGTCTAAACAGCGTGATTGATCGAGGCAACGCTCAAATTGCTGGCATCAATGAACGGCTTGCTACGGCCAACAAGCTTCTTGCCGATCTTCCTGCTAATGATGCTAGACGCACATCTTCCGAAGTATTCATCAAGCAACTCAATGATGACTTGAAAAGCGTAACTAGCGCAGTTACTGGCGCGCAGGATATGCAAAAGAATTTCACGCCTATTACGATGGATAGCCCCGAAGGGTTAAAAGAGATCACCTCGTTTAGATCCTTTGTCCAGCTACCCGAAGAACGTGCTTCACAACAGCTTTTCCAGATTGATCCAGATTCCTACCGCACTGCGGTTGGCTTGGGTCAGCAGTATCGCCAGATGGCTACTGAGCCAATTGGTGCAACAACCACGCCAGAGACTGAGCAAATCCGCAAGACCATCGAGGACGAGGCTCTTAATCAATTACGCCTTGGATCGACCATTGGTGCGGAAGAACGGCGTGGATACGAGCAGGCAGCAAGAGCAGCACAGACTGCGCGTGGCAATATCTTTGGAATTGGACCAGCGGTACAAGAGGCCGCACAGATCGGTGCTGCTGGCGAGCAACGCAAGCTGGCACGCTATGGTGCAGCACAGAGCTTCCTTGGGTCTGGCTTGTCGAGTGGTGATGCGCTCAAATCCGACATAGCGTTCCGTGACGCATTGCGTCAGAATAGGCTTGGAGCAGCTGCCAACTTCATTGGTGGTGGACCTTCCATCTATAATCTTGCAGGCCAGCGGACAGCCCAACAGCAAGGCGCGATGCAGAGCTACATCCAAGCCAATCAAGCATTGCCTGGTGGGTTTAATCAACAGCCGTCAACGGCTGCTAACTTTTATCAGACAACCAATCCAGAGATTCCTGTTGCATTGCAAAATGCGTTTACAAGCCTGTACGGATCGCAGGCTAATTATCTTGGAAGCACTTACGGTGCGCAGGTTGGAGCGATTTCTAGGCAGCCAAGTGGGGCTGAACAATTCGGTCAAGTTGCTACTGGTCTTGGAAACTTAATTAAGATATAAGGAGATTTATGGCAGTATTAGATGTACCAGAATTGATGAATATGTTTCGCCAGGATGAGCTTCAGAAGCAAGCCGTAGCCGAAGCGCAGAGAAAGCAAGCCCTAGAAGAGCGTGCAATGGCACTCAAGGAACAGCCAGACGTTGACTTTAGTTTCGAGAAGGGTGGATTGAAGGTCAAGGGAAAGCTTAAAGACCTTCCTGCGTTAAGCCAAGATCCAGCGTTTGCTCCCTATCTTTCTGGAATTGGACAAACAATTAGCAACGAGCAAAGCCTTCAAAATGAAGATATTGAAACACAGCGCGCCGAATTAAGCGATAGGCTAAAAGACCTACAGAAGAAGCGCGTAAAACAAGAGATTGAAATGGCAAAGGGCGATAGGCGCACATTTGCTATGGAGGCTGGGCTTGGATTGATTGGGGCAAAGCCACGCGCTGATGTCCTAAAAGACATCGAGGCTGAAGCTGGCGTATACAGAAGCAAGCTTGCCGAACTTGGCTTTAACAGACAAGCGGGTCAGATGGAAACGAATGTTCCAGATTATCAATCTGAAGCAATGCCGTTACAAACCACACCGCAAGTAGCACCGCAAGTTGCTCCAGAGACTCCAGCGCAAGCACCAGCACAGCAAGAAGCACCAAGGAACTTTAAGAGTCTCCAAGAGGCAAAGGCAGCAGGCGTAAAGCCTGGGCAACTTATTTATATCAACGGAAAACCAGGTAGACTGCAAGCGAGGCAGTAAGCAATGGCTATAGAGCCAGAGCTTGAGTTCGTTCCAGAGCAGGAACAAG